TGGAAAATTACAACAAAATAGTATCTTCCAAAAAAACCCAAAACACGTTGGCTGAATTTTTCACAGCTTGGCAACCCGCTGTTTTATTGCAACATTATGATGATCCAGCTTGGGAGGCCGTTGAAAAAAAACCTAAATCAATCCTCGAAGAAGAAGTTAAGAAAATAAAAGTAGACGTAATGTCAAAGTTGGTAGCTTTGCCAAGACTGGGATTATTGTTTTATGCTTGGGGGTTGTTTTTCGCGACTGGTGAACTTAGTTATTTAGAGTCAGCTTTCGAAGTTGCGGGCAATAGCAGATCATCCGGAAGTGTGAAAAGTATAGCTATAAAATTATTTGAAGATACTAAAGATTATTACAACGGTGTTGAAAATGTTCATGAGATGAGAAATAAGTCGGCTTGTTTTGCTGCTTTTGGGGATATGCAAGACACAATTTCAGATAAGGAAAAAGTATTGAAAGAATTAGAATCCGAAAATTTATTTCGTAAATATGTTGGGGAGACTAAACAGAAATTCCCAGAACTAGCACAAGAAACACCTGAAGAAAGGAAAGAAAAAAAGAAAGTTCGTGAGGCCGGACGATTATTCGATAAGATCGCGGATGATATATTTAACAAAGTTGTTTAAAATTCCATAGCTTCTATTTCGTTAACAATTTTTTTTATAGTTTCAGGAGAGAATTTTATATGATCCGGTAATTGAAATTGCCATTTATCACCATCGTGAGAATATAATATACTGCTCGGGTTTAACACTTCTCCTTGATTAGAAGCAAGCTTGATTATGCTTTTTTCTATTTTCGAAATGTTTATCACATCACTTCTTATATGAGCGCAAAAAGAGGAGAAGCCCTCCGCGTCATCTTCCGCGACGTATATAGTATCCAAAAAGTTGTCGACTTCTTGTGGGTTCAGCAAAACATTTTCCGGAAGTGATACTAGCAGCGATTTACTCTTTCTGTAATTTTTATCTTTGGAAATGCATATATCATCTTGACCAATCATAATTCTCCTCATAGCCAAAAATAGCAATAGGAAAGATTTGATGTATAATATATTTGCCGTTATATCACCCCGAACTTTCAACTGAAATTCACAAACATAAAAAGTGTTTGAAGGAGGGTTATTATTTTTCTCTAACACAGATTCCAGTTTATCAAGTAAACTTCTCGCTTGCTCTATTTTTTTCTCATCTATTGCTTTGATCAACTGTCCTTTAACCATTTGACACTCGTCTATTGGTTCTTCCTGGACTTTTTTTTTCTTGTTACGAAGACAAACTTTACAGGAGTTTTTATACCCGTCCCTGTTTGAAGCATCAGAGTAAAAGTGTACAACACTTTTTTCTTCCCCACATGACACACATATTTTATGTATATCAGACATTTTCCAATATAAATAAATATCTTTACTTAGTTATATTCGCAGATTCGTCAATATTTTTTAATGTCGTTATATTACGAGAAAAAATTTAAATAAAAATTATTTTTTTCTTCCGCGGTTACTAAGTGAATCTCTATACCTCAACTTTTCATGTTCAGAAGATGCCCGCGTTTTCAGTTTCATAAAAAGCAGAAATTTCTGGTTTTCACCAAACTCATTTTCGGAACTTGACTTTTCGTGGTTGAGGGGGTATTTTTTTTATCGATATTACGTTTGAAAAACCCTCCCACTTTCAGTTTCATAAAAAATAGAAACTCCAGAAATTTTTCTGGTTTCTGAAATTTCTGGTTTCTGGTTTTCACCAAACTCATTTCCGGAACTTGACTTTTTGTATCCGGAAGGGTATTTTTTCCATCGATAGCCCTAAAGCTTGCCTAAGTATATCGATTTTTCACGATTGGAGGATTCTTGCATTTTCAGTTTCATAAAAAACAGAAATTTCTGGTTTTCACCAAACTCATTTTCGGAACTTGACTTTTCGTATCCGGAAGGGTGCTTTTTCCATCGATAGCCCTAAAGCTTGCATATGTACCTCAACTTTTCATGTTTGGAAAAAGACTTCCACTTTCAGTTTCATAAAAACCAGAAACTCCAGAAAAATTTCTGGTTTCTGAAATTTCTGGTTTCTGGTTTTCACCAAACTCATTTCGGGAACTTGACTTTTTGCGTTTGGAAGGGTACTTTTCCAATCGATAGCCTTGAAATCTATTTTTGGGGCTCGACTTTTCATGATTGGAAGATATTCGTTTTTTCAGTTTCATAAAAAACAGAAATTTCTGGTTTTCACCAAACTCATTTTCGGAACTTGACTTTTCGTGGTTGAGGGGGTACTTTTTCTATCGATATTGCATTCGGAAAAGAACCCACTTTCAGTTTCATAAAAAACAGAAACTCCAGAAAAATTTCTGGTTTCTGAAATTTCTGGTTTCTGGTTTTCACCAAACTCATTTCGGGAACTTGGCTTTTCGTATCCGGAAGGGCATTTTTTCCATCGACAGCCTTAAAGCTTGCATATGTACTTCAACTTTTTGCGTTTGGAAAAGAACCTGTTTTCGGTTTCATAAAAAACAGAAATTTCTGGTTTTCACCAAACTCATTTCCGGGACTTGACTTTTCGTGGTTGAGGAGGTATTTTTTAATCGATATCATATAATTACACAAAATTTTCTCATATTTTTTCCACAAATTTCACATTTACCTTTTTTAACTTCAAAATCACCTGCTATATAAAATTTATTTTTGCATTTTTTGCACTTCCTGTTCTTGTCCAAATCTATTTCTACAGTTTTGACTAAATCATCTAATGTCAGCGTTTTTTTCTCCATTTATAGACAAAGAACGGAAAAAAATTACGTAGTATACTTTATTTTTTCAATAATATTTAAAACTACAAATTTCGCATAACCTTCTTTTTTTATCATGTTCGCAAATAGAATTACAAGTTTTACAAACATATTTACCACGGTCATGTTCACAATACCCAACTCCACAATCTTTACATTGATTTTTTTTGCGATTATGTTCACAATATCCTTTTCCACAATCTTTGCAACGATATTTGTAGCGACCATGTTCACAAAGGCCAGTTTTACAATCCTTACAATAACGCTTATTTCGATTATGTTCGCACATACCTGTTCCACATTTTCGACATCTTCCCTTATCATTATCATGTTCACAATATCCAATTCCACAATCTCTACATTTATTTTTTCTGCGATTATGTTCGCAATATCCTGTACCGCAATCTTTACAGCAATATTTATTTCTACCATGTTTACATCTAGGCCTGTATATCTTTTTTTTAGGTTTGAGAGCACTCATATCTTCGTAATTTCTTCGTAAATGTATTTACGAAAAGGATATCCACAAAATAACGCTTCAGTTTTTTTAAAATCTATATGTAGATTGAATGACTATCAAAAAAATACTTCATTCCCTTAATTGCTAGGTCAAGATAATATCATTTCTATTGCTTTTAGACTTTCGTAGATTTGTTTTTCGATTATTTCCTTGCAATCTTTACATCGACCTTTTTGTTTATTATGTTCACAATATTCAGTGTGATGTTCTCTACAGAGATTTCTCCATCTACCGTGTTGACATAATCCAGTTCCGCAATCTTTACATTTACTTTTTTCGCGGTTATGTTCGCAATACCCTTTACCACAATATCTACATCTGTTTGCGGGGTTATTATGTTGACATCTTTTTGTTATCTTTTTTTTAGGTTTGTTCATCCTCTTCGTCAATGTATCCATTTTTTCCGTGAATGTATTCACGGAGAGTACAAAGAGACTGCGAAGAGATTATACTACAAAAAATATTTCATTTTTTAATTCTCATTTTCCACAAATATTTCTGTTTTCAACTCCATTAAAATTTTGGTAATCGCACACATTTCACAACCATCCTTTGGATTATTGTGTTCACATATTTCGATACCGCATTCTTTACATGAAGATAGTCTACGACCATGTTGACAATATCCTCTGCCACATAATTTACATTGATATTTTCTGCGATTATGTTGGCAATATCCGACTCCGCAGTCTCTACATTGACTTTTCCTGCGATTGTGTTCGCAATGTCCTTTTCCGCACTCTTTACATTGATGTTTTATTTCGCCATGTTGACAATATCCCGTACCGCAGTCCTTACATTGGCCTTTCCTGCGATTGTGTTGGCAATATCCTGTTCCACAATCTTTACATCGATATTTTCCTCTACCGTGCTCACATTTAGGTTTGGTTATTTTCTTTTTAGGCTTGTCCATTTTCTTTGTGGTAGTAGTATTCATTTTTTTCGCAAATATACAAAAAATAATATTTCATTTTTTCTAAATCAATCCATCCAATTCCGATAATATTTCGCATTGAACACAATTATCATTACTTTCGATGCCGTGATGACAATATTTCGCGGTACATATCCCGCATTGGTTTTTGTTAGTTCCATGTATGCATTGAACACATTCCCAACATTTATATTTTCCTCGACCATGTATACATCTAGTTGTTCCACAATGTTTACAATAATCTTTATTACGGTTGTGTATACATGTTCCACACATCTCGCATAACATCACATACGTGCCATGTCTACATAATTTATTCTTACATTCCTCGCATGCGTTCTTAAGGTTATTATGTTCACAATAGCCTACTCCACATTCTTTACATTTACTTTTTTCTCTATTGTGCCGGCAATATCCTGTCCCGCAATCTTTACAATGATGTTTATCGCGATCATGCTGGCAATATCCAACACCACATTCTCGACATCGATTTGACGGATTATTATGCTGACAAAGACCTGTTCCACATTTTGCACAATTATTTTTTCTATTACCGTGATGACAGAGAAGCGGATTACACTCTTTACATCTGCTTTTGGGTCTATTATGTGGACAATATCCTACTCTGCAATCCCGGCAGTAATATTTTCCTCTACCGTGCTCGCATTTAGGTTTGGTTATTTTCTTTTTAGGTTTGTCCATTTTCTTCGTAATTTCTTTGCAGTCTCTTTGTACTAGTACAAAGAATATTAGTGAAGAAAGTATATACAAAAAACGCTATCATTTTTTCAATTTAGTATATATTTAATAGTCATTTTCTTGCAATTTCTGCAAGAACTTTTTCTTCTTCCATGAAAGCAAAACCCCCTGCCACATAATTTACATCGACGTTTCCAATGATTGTGCATACATATCCCGGTACCACATTCTTTGCAATGATATTTATCCCTCCCATGTTGACAATAACCTGTCCTACATTCTCTGCAATGATATTTATCTTTGCCATGTTGACAATGGCCAGTTCCACAATCTCTACAACGTTGTTTTTGTTTGCCGTGCTCACAATAACCTGCACCACAATCTTTACAACAATATTTATTTCTACCATGTTTACATCTAGGATCTTTCTTCCTTAGTTTGTAAATCTTTTTTGCGCGCGTATCCATGTAGTCTTCACTAATTTTCTTTGTATTTTTCACTAATTTTCTTTATACTGGTACAAAGAAGCTGTAAAGAAATTATAAAAAACAATTTTTGCTTCTGTTCTCAAAAAAATGAATTACTTTGTGAATATATTCACAAAACTACGGAAACTACGGAAACTACGGAAACAATATCCGCAAAACTACCAAAAGGATGAATATGATTAGAGGCTATCAAGGCGCATTGGTACTTTCTTTCGCCATATCATTAGTAGGATTTTGTTCCTTCCTATACATACATATTAAGGGAATAGTTTCTTTGTCAATAGTGATAATTATGGCACTAATTATAATTATCTCGATATCGTATGCGGACCTACTCTTTGCCCATAAATAATCTATCTACACATCCTATGCAATATGAACAATAATCTCCTTCGGGGAGGTAATCTTCATTATTTTCATTGAAGCGATTGTGATTTATATTACAAAATTCAACATTACAATCTCTCAATGAGCAAAAAGCGCATAATTTAGTATTTTTTGTGAATTCGTCAACTACCTCTTTGTAAAAATCATTCATTGGTCGAAGTTCGGTCCCGGCTACCTCTAAAGGCGCTAACTTAAAATTTGTAATAGTTTTCGCGAAACAGTATTCCCCAAAGAGAACATTCATATCTGTTGCCATTTTGATGCAGGAACTTGCGTCGATATCACCAGAATGTGCAACCAACAACTTACCCTTGTCTAATTCATATTTTAATGAATCTTGATCTATGATACTATTACCCAATGTGTATATTGTTAGTTTAGGAATATTATCATCATCTGGCCTGTACTCAGAAGGTAAATATTTTACTATTTGCCAATCGTCCGGAAGCACATATTTTCTAGATAGCTTATATATTTCCTCGATTAACGGGAAAGCTTCTATATTCCCCATTGATGTTAACGCCATCCAGTATCTCTCAAATACTATCCTATATTTAGACATGTTTTCTCTATCCAATTTTTGCCCATATTTCTTGAAATTTTCATATATTCTATTATCCAGTAATTCGTTGCGTACCTTTAGTTGCAAATGATTAATCTTAAATATAAACGTACACTTGTGATGATCTTGGAAATGGGAGTTTATTTCGGTAAATAAATCCGACATCTTCATATATATCACGCCGGAAGGGCTTAATAGAATGGAATATATCTTCCAATCTGTGTATTCAGCAGATTTTTCCCTGATCACCGGGAAATCTTTTTCATACAGATCTTTCAAGTTTAAGTCTTTCATCATTTTTGATGTGTATTTCAAAAATTTACGTATGCTTTTTTGTACGACGGCCGATCCAATAACATCGTTGATATTAGGGTTGGGCCTATTAGCCACCTTCCATAGTTTTTGTAATAACTCAGGCTCCATATTTATTATATAATATTTATTATATAATGGCATTATTTATATAATATTCAAAAAAATAAGATGCATGCATTATAATGATAATTTTTTTCTATTCTTTTTGACGTTCAATTTAACCTTGAAAAGCACGAATACAGGTGTCTGTAACGATTCATTCTCTAGCGCTATTTCGGGAGTTCTACTCACAATATATTGAGCAGCGACTAATATTATTCGGGTGGAATCGGCATCTTTTTCCGCCAATAATTCTAAAACACGTTCCCTGTTTTGTATCATAATATGTTTCTTTTGTGGATCATCTATAAACTCTATTATGCTATTATTATCGGTAAGAGAATTTATAGGATATGGATTTTCTCCTGTCCAGAACGGACAATTAACTAATTTTCTTTCCTTGATGAGTTTTCCTCTTTCATCAAACAATAAACAAACCCTTGCTAAATCTACTTGTAATATATCGTGTTTGTATTCCTTATGGATATTATATATCCATTGCCAAACTTTCAAAAACCATGGTAAATTATGATCACCGCTCGCTTTAATGTAAATATCTTTATGTATATCCCATTCCGAAATGAGATCACTCATGTTTTCTATTGTGTTGGTGGAGGACTTTCAATTTTACTTTTTGATATATATTGTAGGCCGAAATAAGCAACTATTATTATCAATATGAAGAATAATATATAATATATATAACTCCCGAATCCACTAAATAAACTTCCAAAACTAAATGCTGTATTACTAGCATTGCCAGTTTGAGAGGTATCCGATGTAATACCTTGAGCTACTTTATTATTATTTAACGCATTCATCATGCAACTCTGAAATATGTTTACGCCTTGTGAATCGAATACTCCTATCTGAACACCTCCATATTGTATGTTCTGATTGGCAATAGTACTGGCTACGCAATTTTGTACGAAACTAGTAGATATTTTTGTTTTCAGGTAGTTTTGAATCGATTGATTAGCAGTGCTACTAGCATTTCCTCCAAATATAGTACCGTTGTTGGCTGATAAATTTTGTATAATATTTTGAGCCATTTTAGCTAACATCTGGTTGTCTATTACTACTTTTTGTAAACAAGACACCGAAACAGACACATTTTGCTTCGCACCCGAAAATAACCCGAATCCGGTATGTGTAATTTGTTGGTTTGCATTAACTGAAGAATTACAATTTTGTGTAGAAGAAATTATTGCTTCTATGATAGAATTGTTTACGATATCTATGTTACTTTCTGTTTTAGACTCACCTCCACCCATTTTTGCGGTTTATATTTACGGAAAATATTATACGCGAAATATATTATATTAGAAATATTTGTTATAATATAACATATACATGGGGCTACTAAGTATAAATAAATATACGGCGTTATTGATCGTATTAATAATATTGATCATAGGATATTATTTTGTCGGTCGAGGTGCGAAAAATACCAAAAAGAGCAAGAAAAAAACTAAACGTACCAAGCGTACTAAAAGAAGAAAAATAAAGAGAGATGACTCCCAAGAAGATGAAGAATCTTCCGATGAAGAAGAGTCAGAAGATAGAGATACTCAAGATGACGCAGAAGAACTGTATAATTTAATACACGAGGCTCTATGTAAAGATATACAACATGATGAATTTGAAGAAATAGTTGGGGATTTAGCTGGACCGATGGTATTTATTCAATTGAAACAATTGTATAACCAATGCATAGAAAAAAATCTAGATCCTATGCGAACTATTACAGTACATGATTACACAAGAATATTAAAAGAATCGGACAACGAATAAAAGAAAAATATTTTTATTTTTTATTTTTAAATTCTCTATCTTATAATACCTAACAAAAATGGAATACACTAGAGTATTTTTGATTTTAATCATATTAGTTATAGTTATAGGATGTTTAATGTTTTACCGCGATAAAGCTGAAACATCTGAGCAGAATGTAAAAGAAATGACCGCGGAGCGACAAATGAGTGTAGAGGAGCTGGGAGAACCACAGAACCCATAGCCTAGGAGAGTAACGCATAAATCAATATATAAAAATTTGAAATATATTTTTTATTACACAATGGCTACTCAAAAAAACACTATATTGGCTGGTCTTATTAAAGATCCTATACTGGCGAACATAAGGCCGGGATGGAGGTCTATCTTATTCAGTGAAAAAATTAAGCCAATCCTGAACAAATGTTTCCATAATTTAGAGAATTTCTTAAAAGAAAAAGGCGTAGCTAAACATCATGTTGAAAAAAATGGTCTCAAGAGGTATATACGACCCGACGCCGCAAATATATTCGAATCGATGAAGTACTTCGATCCGCAAAATATAAGAGTCATAATTATTGGTCAAGATCCCTATACAGGAATAGATCAAGCTACTGGTTTAAGTTTCTCGGTACCAAAAGACTGCAGTATTCCACCTTCTCTTAAAAAAATATATAAATGTCTCAGACATCATAAATTAATAGGCACGCGTCCTACTCATGGAAATCTTGTAAATTGGGCTAGACAAGGTGTTTTATTATTAAATACTTATCTGACAAGGTCGCCCAATATTATTTCTAGCGAAGACGGAGGTGTTCATGTGGAAGGGAATGGAGGTTCCACAAAATCTAATATGCATAAATTTTGGGGAGAATTCACCAATGCTCTATTAGCATATATAACAGATGACTTTATGAAAACTCAACTCAATCACAATAACCATAAATTATGGGTGTTCTTATGGGGCGGGCATGCCCAAGCTGTGGCGAGTGTTATCAATACGCGCGATCTACCCGATGGTCATGAAGTAACAGTTTGTGAGTGGGGACATCCTTCTAAATTAAATAAACATAACAAGCGAGGAGATCCTGAAAATTTCAAACATTGTGATCATTTTAGTCAAGTAAAAAGCATAAATTGGGATCCTGATGCTGAAATTCAGGAACCCAGATTACTATATGATCAATTTTACGAAAAAAAGAAGAATGGATTTCAATTAGATTTATCTTACTTATCTCAGAGATATTTTGAAAATCCCAGGTTGATATATAATGATGGATGTAAATCTGAAGAAGATATGCTAATAAAGAAGTTTCTCTTGGATAAAAAATCTGTTGTGAAAGAAGTTAAACCTCAAGCTACACACGTAGTAGCCGCGATAGATGGTGGGTGTGTCGGAAACGAAATCAAGGAAATGGGACGTCAAAAAGCCAGCTACGGTGTATATTTCCCTAAAACGTTCAATTCTAATAATAATTTGGAGAACTTAGCAGGGCTTAAATTGTATGGATTAGTTCCCTTGACTATGATGAAATCTGATAAAAGCGGAGTAATAGAATACATCGGAGCACAAACCAAAAAAACTAACGGGCGTGGCGAACTATTAGCAGCTATACATGCTATTAGAAAAATAATTAATGTTCTGAACGAAACTGGTCCAAAGCCTGTAATATTGATAGGAGATGCCAAATATGTTATATACATGATCAATGAAGATATATGGAAATGGCTGTCCAAAGATCCAGCTTTGAAAAATGTAAATAAAAATAGGGATTTAGTAATCATACTATGTAAAACTTTAATAACCCTGTCTAAGTTAGTTCCAAATTTCACTGATGGCAAATTCGCAGGCAAAAAAGCCTGGGATATATTAATACATCCTGATGCGCATAGTTCCAGAAAATGCGACCCTCCTGTTCATTTAGATTGGGGCGGTTTAACGGTGCTCAAAATTGGATCACATCTACAAGGTGCTAAAATTCCGATGAAAGGTTCGCTAGAGTATGAATTATATGAGTGTAATGAGATGGCGGACGGTCTTTGTAAGAAGGCGATCATTGATATTGTGGAAGATCATATAGAACCAGTTGAATTACATTTGTAGATACACTAGCGTATCTTTCTTTTTTTTAATGAGTTCATTAACAAAATTGAAAAAATATTTTATAAATATTTGTGAGGAATAGTTTCAAATGGAAAGAAAATCGTGGATTAAGGTTGTGAGACCATACGACCTAGAACCAACTAATAGTCAGGGTACTTACAAAAAGAAACTTTTCATTACCAACAAATATGAAAAAATAGATCATGTTCCCAGAGTGTCTCTACCGCCTTTACCTCATCAAAAGGTAACTGTAAAAGCTATGATAGACATAGAAGAAGTACAATATTGTACAGTAGACTTAGCAGTTGATAATCCTCCAGGAGATAAAGTTATTGCCGAAACCAGAGCTGCCGTACTTAGCGAACATCCAGGAAGTGGTAAAACAATAGAAATATTGATGTTAATAGCGCATAAGAAGATTCCTAACAAAAAATCGGAAATAACTACAGTGCCGATGCCAAGAAGCAGAGATATAATCAGGAATCGTTTCGAGACAAGGGAAAAATATGGCAATAACGGTTTCATGACAGAGTTTCGTAAAACCTACAACAAAATTTACCCGCAAACATTTATATTTGTTGGTAAAAGTGTTCTTGGTCAGTGGATGGAGGCGATTCAAGAATTTACTGATTTTAAAGTATTCATGATAGATAATATATTTGCGTTGAGAGAATTCCATTCTATGTGTTTTGGCAAAAATAAATCCAAATTATCAGAGTATGAAATAATATTGATTAAAAATGGCAATATTTCTGGCAAATTCGATGTTCCAGAATTAGTAGGGACCCCGCTAGAACATACTAAATCCAAAGCAATATTAAGTGTATTCGGAGAATTATTTAAGAATGTTTGTATAGCGAGAGTTGTGTTGGATGATTTTGATTATTTGAATATTCCTACTACAGCAAAGGTAATACCTGCTCTATTTACGTGGTTAGTATCTGCTACTAAAAAGATACCACCTGCAAAACGTAATATTGATCATTATCATAGTATTACAGAATATTTAGAGTCTTACAGACCATCTTATACAAGTATATGGAACAATCGAGAATTATTCACATTCTTTAATCTAGGATGTAAAGATTCATTCATAGATAAGAGTACTAGAGCATCTAAAGTGCGATTTTACGTATATATATTTCATAATCCTAATGATAACTATATTAGTTTATTAGGTGCTATGGATACATCAGAAACTAATGCTGTTATGGAAATGTTAAATGGCGACGCTATTAACGAAGCTGCGGAAGCTACAGGTATTAAAACTAATTCCGTTGCAGATATTTTCGAAAAAATATTAGACAACAAATGGGAAATATATAAGCGTGCTATCTCGATATTGAAATATGCATCGGGAGTGAGAAACATAATAGATAATTTACCTGCATTATCCGACCCTAAAAAATCTATTAGCACAGCTAATATGGATGCTTTCAAAAAAAATCTGAAGAAGCCGGGTCCTATATCTCATGTCAAGAAAAGCATAAAGTATAAGCAAACAAGTATCAGTGCTGCGATAGTAGATGTAGAAGAAGAATACGCTTCTATAAAAGAGAAAAATGGTTTAGCTATTCAAAGAGTAAAAGACAATTTGAAACAAGGAGATTGTCCTATAACTTGCGAGCCATTATCGGAAGTACAAAGCATAGTTATTATGAAATGTTGCGGAGTAGTTATTTCAAGTGAAGTAATGTCTTGGACATTAAAAATGAAAACTACGTCGGCCAGCGATGTAAGAGGTATGTGTCCGAATTGTAGGGCTGATATCAGTATACGAGATCTAATTTTCGTAGACAAAGATAAAGTTGATTTTGAGGACATCTCTGACGAAAATGCCGTAGAAATAGAAGAAGAGGAAGAAGAAAAGGAAGAAGAAAAAGAAAAAGAACCAGAAGATGAACCGGAAGAAATGAATAAGTACAATTGTATCATTAATATTATCAAGGGCGTTCATATACAAGAAAAAGAAATGAGGAATGATATTAGCATTCCAAATTTATTAATTGGAGACGAAGACAAAGGAGAAGCCCCTCCTGAATCGACTAAAGTCCTAATATTTGCTAATTTCAAAGAAACTATGCAGCTAATAGAAAAGAAGCTGATAAAAAATTTAATACCGTACCTTAAAATACAAGGGACTCCAAATCAGATAAAAGACGCAGTCAGTAGATACAACTTACCCAATGAAGACGAAGAATCGATAAATGTTTTGCTAATTAATGGGCCGAGATTAGTTGCAGGGCTAAACTTACAAGCCACTACTGATCTAATATTCGCTGCTAAGGTAATGGACCCGAATGTAGAAAGCCAAATAGGAGGTAGAATTTGCAGAATAGGTCGCTCGTACAACGCGAGAATTCACTATGTTCTATATAAGAATGAATACGCTTATATGTTTGGTTCTGGAAATAAAAGACCCTGGGAAATGTAAACATTCTCTTAATTTTTTTTACTGATAAAAATATCATTTATAAAAATACTGCGTTGCTAACATAACGTTTGAGACATGATACTGGGAAACAATATGAAAATTAAAACCAATCTCGCCGGAGAAGTCAAAAGATTACGCAAAAAATTAAAGAGCTGAATGTAGAAATTAACTTTTTACGTTCTAGCTGCGGCCAAGACTGGAAAGAACCCAACGTTTTCGGTGATATATATAGAGGCTGTGGAACTTATGAAGAGGCTTTGGAGAAATATTCTCGAGAAGGGATCGGTAGTTCAAGAATTGTAAGATCCATAGACGAGGAGGAAAGTCATAAAGAAGCCACTGAAACATCTGCATCGGAAATATCGGAAACTGAAATTTCGGAAACTGAGTCAGAATCAGAACAAGATAATTTGGAAGTTCTATTAACAAGGATGTTATCACTGCTGAAGGAGTCTCAAAGACCCAAGAAATCTACGAAAAAATCCAAGAAGAAAAATAAGAAATCTGCGAAGAAAGATAAGAAAAAATCCGCGAAGAAAGATAAGAAGAAACCTAAGAAAATATTAAAAAAACGCGACACTTTGATGGAAGACGCTCTTTCACGCCCTCCTAAACAAATTATGGAAAAATATGAATCCGCTTGGGCAAATAGTGAAACAGTATTAGAAGATTATTATTCTAATGAAGCTGGGAAAAGTATTTACCATAAAAAAAACGATGTGGGAGCACCTATTAGATAAATGAAAACAGATGTTAATATGTAAATAATGGAGGATAATACTATTCAAATTCTTACGGAAGCATTAGCAAAAACTGTCAAAATGGTTGAAAGCATGAATTCTGAAATAGAAAAACAAGAGCATCGTATATTAGAGCTAGAAAAACGAATATCAGAATTAGGGATTCGATTAGATTATGTTGCTATCGATACTAATGCTGATCACGACTTAAATCAATACATGCAAGATCACAAAGATGATGATGTATTTGAAACACCCATAACAGCCGCTGAAATATTCTCAAAAATAGATGGAATAAATTCTCGAAGGCGCAATTTGTAAATTCTTCTGTCGCACATACAGAAATCACAAAAAATAAATATATTTTTTATTTTCTTTTTTATTTTTTTATCTTCTATAAGTGGATTAGTATTTTTTGCGATTAACCATTGCGTACTTTTGCCCTAACAGACCCGGAAGATTTCTTGTCTGTAGAGGCGAGTGCTTTGCTAGCATTGGATGTAGGGGCGGCTTTCTTGACACCACTGGCTTTGGGCTTTTCCTCTTCTTCATCAGAGTCTTCAGCATCATCAAGTTCATCTCCGTTTTCTTCTTCGTGAGCGACGGCTTCAGAAATATCATCATCCAATAATTCATCTTCTGCCAATTCTGCAGCATGTTTATGAACTACACCTGTTTGGTGTTCCTGGCACTTCTTGATTTTTTTCCTCACTTCAGCAAACAAATCTGAATGTTCTTTAGTGAGACTCATATTTTCTTGCTTCTTGCGATAGCTATCAATCAAGAGGAATTGAACTACTGTGAGTATAATGTTTTCGTTGATCGTTTTGATATTCTTGCTTTCCATCAACAACATAGCAAGAGGAGTGATACGAGTAATAAAATCAATAATCAAGTCAGAAAGGAATTTCTTTAGGTTATTACTTACTCTAATATCAGTTGCAGATGTATCACCTGCGGCAATACGATCGTCTAATACACGTCTGCAAACTTTTCCAACATAAAATTGGAAATTGACATCGTGTTGGTCAGATTCGTCTCTCTCGACATCAATATCATACCATTGGTAGTACTTTTTGATATTGTTATCTTTATCTTCTTCTTCGCGGAGCACGGCGAATCCATTATTTACTTCAACATCTTGGAAGCTAGGATAAGTAAATTTAGGTCTGACAAAATTTTTCTTTTCGTTCCTGGCCTTCCTTCTAGCTAGTTGAATGCCCTTATTTTTCTCCCCTTCTCTTGCTAATTCATACTCATGTCTTCTAGCTTGTCTCTCAACAACAGTAAGATAATGAGGAAGATTGTTAATTAAGGGAAACAAGGAACACTTTTCCAAACCAGGGCTTACACAATGATCGGGTTGCATGATTTTCTTACCACTAGCTATTGTTTGGTTGATGGTATGTTCCGCAAATTGACCAACGGCAACTTGCATAAAAGTAGATATGGCTACAGCGGCGGGATCGTTAAATCTAACACGCTCCTTAGAAACATGATCTTTATCCAGGAAGAATTTAAGATCAGGGTTTTCCCTATGGACTCTATCCAACTCGGCTTGTACACCGTCAGGAGAAGTAAGACTAGTACTATTAGTTCTGAGTTTCTTGTAACCTTTTTCGGAAAATTTATTCACTCTAGCGTGGTATTCCTCATCGCTTTCTCCGGAGGGACCCTTCTTTCTCATGGGAGGTTTATCATCCAAAACATGGAGAATTGCTTGAATTTCGTAATCGGTATTTTCGGTCTTCTTATCTTTCAAAAGAAGCGTATGCAACTTTTGTAGTTGCTTGACATATCCATGGAATTTATTCAACGAATTGTAACGAGGAGATTTATAGTCATTATACTCCTTCATTTGTTGCACAAATACAACCTTAGCTTCTTCGTATCTTTTACGATCGGATTCCTTGGCATCTCTACCTGGAGATTTAGGTGCTACTGGCTTAGCGAAGGGGCAACCTTCTTTCTTAATTTTATTGATATCTTTCTTAAGATCATTAACTTGACGTTCTCTTGATTTATTTACCCATCCCTTATCCATGCAACTACGAATACGAGCAGGTGCGATATCAAGATCAACAACTGTGGCGAGTTGTTGGCGTTCAGCTTTCTTATGTTCTACGGATGTCATTCTTGTGTAAGATAAAATACCTTTGTATTGTTTCTAGATGAAAATTCTAGCGTGCTGTTCTCTGCAAATATGTATTATATTACTATATTTTTTATAATAAAATTCATGTAACTAGAAAAAAATAAAACGCATACACATCACTAATCATTTTCGGATTCATCGTCTTCATCAGGTTCCCCTGCGTTCATATATTTCATTATTTCTGCGTCATCTACAGTTTGTATGATTTTTTCATTATCAGTTATTTTACTTTTTTTCGTCAGCGCGTCCGGCTTTTTCTCTTCTTTTGGCTTGACAGGTTCTTCTGGAGGAGGATCGGCCGGTTTTTTAGGCTCTTGCGCTGGTTTATTATTATTTCCTGTATCACTAGGAGCCGGCGGCGTGGTCGGAGGTCCTGTTGGTTGCTTACCTACGCTAGTTTTATCTCCTTTAGTCATCATCCAAACTATAAAACATATTAATAATATTATTATAACAGCGAAAATAATGGCCAATATTTTATTTTCTCGTACACTTTCGGAAAAACTTTTTTCGGTTTTCGAAACAGGCTCCGAATCGTTGGGATCATAATATTCTTCTTCTGGTTCGCGGCGTACCTGCTTTGGAGGAGCTTTAGCAGGCTGCTGCCTCGCTACTCGTTTTACTGGACCTAAATTTGGTTGTAAATAATAATCATCACCCATCTTGTTAATAAATATATGTCAATTATTCTTTATATATTATTAATATAACCTATAAAGAAGAAATGGAGAAAATTAAGAAATATCGGGATGATATGAAAGATTGTGCTACTTCTTTCAAAATATATTTTACTAAGTTAGAGTATTCCGGATTCTTTGGAGTAGAGCCTCTATTGGCAGATAAAGTACAGAAAAATATATCTGGTATTCTCGAAGATACTGATTTCAGCTCGATATCAGAAAAATTAGAGGATGATATTAAATATCCGTTTAAGATGCAATATCTGGTGAGTTCCATGTATAGAAATTTATCAGATGCTTATCAAATATTTGCTAATAATCGAGTGCATATAGATAAACAAGGCACGCGAACCTCTTCCGGAGCAGCATTGACTTATTCATACTTGCAAGAATTAAACGAAACATTTGATAAAATAACAGACATATTTCTTTCTATAGGAGATACGGACCTAGTTCCAAAATTTCTTGCTAAAAGAATCAAAGTAGAAAATATAGATAAATTGGCAGAATGTAAGAAAATTTACGAATCATATCTTGAGAACGGAACTGGTCAATACGTTGTGTTTCTGTATATAATTGTGTTACAAAACACTATAAACGAATTCACAGGTTTGCCGGAAGGAAGAGAAATAATAAAACAAATAGTAAAAGATACGGAAGAGTTAAAAACCATAACTTTGGTTCAAGGCGCGCCTGGAGTAGTATCAGAATTTAACAGGTCTTCTAATGCTGTACAGAGATTGGTACAAAAATTTAATCTAGTACCCGATGACGTTGAAAAACCTTTGGCACAATTGTTACAAGATATATCTGGTAGCTCTACCTCCATAGAAGAAACATCTCGAATCATCTCTAGTTCGGGAGATAAAAAGTTTGGGTTTATAGTCATACATAAGATAATAGATAGACCTGTCAAGTACAATATTTGGAACCTAATAGATGAAAATTACATCGAATCACGTGGGCTGATGGAAGAAAAAACCGTTGGTGTTAATTCGAAAAGTCTTACTAGGGGTGAAACCATAGTTATGCAAGATTTAGTGAAGAACCCGAAATCTACTGTTAAATTTATAGATGACTTGTTTGATAAGAATAATGATAAAAATTATTATTATGTGATAGAAACATTAGATGGGGAAAACTACTATTTCCTTCTACCATGGTCAACAACTATTAAATATATTCCTGCTTCTTGGTTATTGCCATTAAAGAATATCAAAAAAACACCTTCGCGCAGAGTTGAATCGTATAACGGTTTATTAAATATAGAGATAATGAAACATTTGAAAACCCCATTCGTTGAATTTTCTCAATTTTCTCGGGACGATATAATACGCGAAGACAGTCATTGGAGAGGTTTGAGAAATAATATCAAGAACATTGTTATTGGCCATATTAGAGATATAGTAGGAGGTTGGGACTTTGTTTCTTTGGATAAATTGAACAAATTAATCAATGGAAAAGATATATATAAACATATCGTATCCGTCATAATTCGGCAGATATCCATAGAAAATTCAGAAACAGATGAACAAATAGACTCTGAGCTATACATATCTTATTTTCGGGACATAGATAAAATACCTAAAGGTATTAAACACGACGTCGTAGAGTTATACAGGAAAGATTACGAAGAGAAATTGACTAGATTTTTGGGCACTAATCGCATAGCTGAAAGCAAAGCTTCCATGGCAAAAAATCAAATTATATCCACGCTTGAAACCATCATAGGGGAAGTGCTAGAAAAATATATCAATAGAAGGAGTAGTGTATATATTTCGCTGGATCGCAAACTTGATCTGTTAAAGAAGACTTTAAATAAATAACATTTAAAATGTGGATATGGAAAAATTAAAAATAATTAATTCTCGTATTTTGTGAATGTGCAGAGAATGGAAGAGCCTTTTGTTGAATTTGACTCCCAGGAAGTCAGCGAACCAAAAGTTAAAAAAGGTCCAGGTAGACCAAAAAAACAGGTACAAAGAGTTGTTATACCTAAAGAAGGGGTAGTAAGCGCTCCTTCCAATAAAAGCATAGAAAACAGCCACCCTTCTCTAGTGAATGCTCTAGAAGTCGTATATGATAACCCAACTATGTTCAAGAAAATTTTTCATTTATTCAAAGTTATGGCTGTTGAGACAGTGAGGATTAAATTTGATGAAAGAAATATAAAAATGTACGCTGTTGATCATATAGGAACTAATAGAATATACGTAAAAATATTTGGAGAACGTATGAATAGGTATTACTGCGAGAATGTTATTGAGATAGGTTGCAATCCCATGAGAATAAATGAAAAATTAGCCGCGCTTAGCAAAGATCATGGCAAAATTGTCATAGCAACTAATCGCCATTGCAAAAGATCTAAAATAACTATTATTTTGGTAAATGACGAAATGCAGGAAGATGGAGTCGATAATATTGAGATAGATGAGGTAGATATTTATGATTGGTCCGTTGAAGATCAATTGAAAACCGAAAATAGTTATCCTATTCAATTCGAACTGCCTTCCAAATTCTTCAAGAAAAAAATAGCGGATTTTAGTAGGGGTTGCGATATACTTCGCATCGAGAAAACAGGAAGAGAGAATCTTAGGTTCAGTTATAATCACAGAGATAAACGCGGTCGTCATGATAGTTATTTCAAAAATTCTTCTATCATAAACTTGAATTCGCTTTTGGAAGAAGACGATCTATTTTCTACTTCTGTTTACTTAGAATACATTAAACCATTCGCGTCGGCACTCATAGCAGACGAGATATATATATCAGCAGATAAAGAGAGGGATTTGATATTTACTGCTTACTTGGATCAAGAAGAAAAAACTATACCTGGTAAACAAAAAAAATACAAGGTATTAGATACAGAAAAATGTGTCATAAAAGTCATAACAGAAATAGTAAAAAGTAAACGTGATGGATTATAAGACACATTTATTCATGATTGAATTTAGTGTTTTTTGGTCTATGCCTTCGTTCTCGTTGTAATCAATACTTACCGAATACAGCGATGATAAAGTTTCATATACTTTTCCGGATAGTTTCTCGTTGTACGATTTTTTTCTTTTTTTAGCCAAAATAGGTATAACTTTGCTCCTAATAAGAGTTGTTACTAATAACGATGTTCTTAGGATGCATGTTTGACGATTCTTTTGATCCACCATAGACAATATAGCGTTAACTATCTTATATAATGAACTAGCAACAGAATTAGCTAAATGTTCTATATTTTGATACTTAGGGATCATACATTTCTCCATTTTAATATTGTAATCCATCAATTCACATAATGTATCCATTCTTTCTGGTATTTCCATCGCCATTATTTCTTTTTCTTTAATACAAGGTTTCACAGACAATACATTCGCATTGTATGAATCATCTAAGGATGACTCAAATATATCTTCCAAATCGGATATATATTTTTTATATTGCGTCTTAGATATATGTCTCTGAGTTGGTTTGGTATTTTCATCAGTAAGTATGTGAAAATTCTCCTCTAGTTCTTCTTCAAGCTTATTAATTTCTACGGAATCGTATTTGCTAAATTCTTGTTCCATAATATTTTCGACCACTCTAACATCTTCATCGTCTATTCCTTTTACTATCTTTTTTATAACACTGAACACTTTTCTCGCTGAATCGACGGGATCTTCGACAGGGATCGTTTCATCCACGTTTATTTTTTCACATTGAATATGATAATCATTATTGACTTTAGCAAACATAAAGTTAGTTTTTGCCCTACGTACGTAATACTCTAATATTTTTTTAGTATTATCCAATGAATACAATACCTGTTCACTAAGATTTTTCATTGGTTGATGTTTCCGTTCTAGTAATTTTAATTTATCTTCAGGCCCCTGTTTTATTAGATTTTCTACCGAGCTGGTTATTTTTTGCATAGTTGGTAAAAATACATTTTTATAGTATGTTTCATTTCTGTATTTTTCATTTTTCAAATCAGACTGGATATTGTGAAGTTGTATTAGTTTTTGTCCAACACTATACGCGACTTCAGCGCCTCCTATATATTTTATGGGATCACTACCCCCAATCGCGACTTTGTAAGTATTTCTAGGTATCTGTTTAAGAATTTTTTCTATTTCTTCATTACCACCTGTTTTGTTAG